ATCCTAATTCGCAAGGCATTATAACTTCTATTCTAACAATATTATCTATTTTTCCTTGAACCTTTATAACGCAATTATTTCCATCAAACGACAATGTATTTGGCGTAAATGCTTTTGTGCCAAGACCATTAGGGTAAACCGCTATATTGCTGTCTTTTGCGTTTTGCAAATCGCTATAAACCCTTGTTGTGTATTGTCCAGCAATAGAATTACTACGCCTGAATGTAGATGGGAAAACGGTGTCTATATCGCCTAGTGGTTGGTTATCATCGCCATAACGATTAATAAATGACAAATTAATATTTCCACCACTAACGCTTATTTTAGGCAATGAATTAATTGACTTGGAAACCTCTTTTATTGCCGAAGCAACGGTGTGGTTTCTAAACGAAAAATATTTCATTAAATAGTCGCTTGACAAAAAATTAGGATAGGAAACATCAAAATCATTTAATCTTGCTATTACTTGAAGTCTATATAAAAATTGTGTAAGTGTGTATTTATCCTTTGGGAAAACGCAAGGCGGTAAATACTTATAAGACAAATATTCCAAAGCGTCTTCCATTTCTATTGTGTGAGAGTAAATCTTGGTTGTGCCATCGCTATCAAAACCAATATACGAACTTGTATCTCCGACAACAACCCAAAATGTAGAACTTTCATCGTGTCTTACGATAGTGTTAATCTCGTAGCAATTCTCACGATTATTAAATACAATACACTTAAAAGACGATTTCATCTCGTTGGCGTTTTCCAACATATTTGATGGAAACTTTGGCTCTCCAATTAGAAAAGTTGTCGATAAATCGTTTTTTTGATAACCATACAATATGTGCTTACTGCTCATTTATATTTCCCCTTTTATTGAACTGCGTAATTTATCTTTCCAAATAGTGTTTTACTATAAGAGAAATCTTGACCAAGCAACATTGATCCATTTTTAATCTTGAAGTAATTTGCTTGATTATCTTCTTTGGCATCTTTTCTCGCTTTTTCTATCGCCTTTATTGCTTCCATTAAGGCAAACTGAATAATCAAAACAGAACCAACACCAGTTAAAGCCGCCATTGCCCCTTGCGATTTCCAAGTATCTATCATTCCAGTTCCAGCACGAAATAGACGATTGCCTTTTTCCCACATACCGCCAGTATAGCGATTTATAATAGGGTTTAATGCTCTCATATAGCGATTGTGTTCTACGCCTCGATTAGAGCCAGTAAAGAAAGGTATGCGACTACCAGCACCCTTTTTGCCACTCGGCATACCATTGCTATCGGCAACGGAAGTTCCACCACCAACGCCACCAGCATTTTTAACTAGAAATGTATATACGGTTGCCATTATGAATATGCCCCAATCTTAAATGATGTTTTAAGCGTAATCATATCGCCATTTGTGGGAACGATTGATAAGTCATCTAGTTTTGCTTTGAACTCGTTAGCAACAAGCGTTCCAAATTGATAATCATATTCTAGAATAGTAAATACGACATTTATTCCAGTAACAACAGAGCCAAATGTCAAGTATCTAGCAATATTATATAAATCTTTTATAAAAGCATTTTCTTTATCTACAACAAAGGTGTAAGTTAGCGTTCCTAAAATGTTTGTGTTCGTAGTTATCGGCTTTGGCGTTGTAACATCGGTATAAATGTTTTCGCTATCTCCTATTTTAGTAGCCGCAGGTATTTCTAGTGGTTCTACCAAGTAATAACTACCACTTCCTACTTTTATGTATGTTTCTATAATATCGTTTCCAAGCATTACATATTCATCGGTAATTGTTGCTTGACCGCTTAACAAAATCATAACTCGTTCAACGCCACTAGTCATAAATGGTTCGGTTTTTTGTAAACCATTAATAGACATTGTTGCTTTGTGCTTTGTAATTGTGGTTTCTAATAAGTCGGCTTTAACAATATCAAAATAACCACCGCCATCTGTTCCAACTAATACTTCGACACGATAAAGTTGTCTTGGAACTAGCGTTGTAGCCCCATAGACTTCCATATAGACCGTATAAACGATTTCCCCCGTTGTATGCGTTGATGGTCGATACCACGATTTAGTGCCACCAAATATATCGGCGGAAAGATTATCCCAATCTGCTTCGTTGCTTATTTTATAAGTTGTTCCAGTATAGTTGATATAAACATTATCAGCCAATTCCATTTTGCCAAGTGAGTTTATATGAGGACTTACGCTTACATACTTTTCGCCACTTCCACCTATCGCAATATCAAACTTGCGACCTTTGATATTTTCAATCAAATCAAGAAGTTTGGCGTTCACATAATCTCTATCTTCCATTGCTACATCTAATCTTAAACCATAGGCAAAAGGACACATATAGCGACTTTTGATATTTACTATATCGGCTTCGCCTTGCTGATAAATAACGCCCCTTGCTTTATAATCAACTTTGTTTTGTTCGTTTGCTAGTTCCCAAACTTTTTTACCATAGCGTTCCAATGCGTCAGGGTCTTCCAAACTCTCATAAAACGAAGTCATAAAAATACTTTCGTCATCTAATACGCTTGTAAATGCCGCCCTTACTAAATCAATATCATATATTTCCATAATTAACCTCCGTAATATTCGTCATCTTCTATAACTTCGCCTGTCATCGGGTCTAAAAAGCCATATCCTAGTTCTCTACCAACAGCATTTCTTAATACCGTTGTGCTTTCGCCCATATCCGCCAATGTGTCTGGCACTGTGCCTATTTTAAGCGTAGCACCAACTTCACTAGCAAGTTGCGGAACTACTTGCGTTAGTATTCTCTCTATATATTGCCAATGATGATTTGGTCGCCAATTACGATTATTAACATAGTGGTATTTCATGCGTTCCATTTGGTCTCTCGCCTTTTCCGCTTGTCCAAAGAAATTGCGTTGCATATTTTGGCGATACTCTTGCGTGGTTTCTATTTTGCCACGAGTTGTTTTTTGAGTTCCGCCACGAATTATATAACCACCATAATCTCGTTTTGCCTTGTCAAGTATATTTGCTTGACTACCTTTGCTAATTTTAGTGCCACGATAAGGTCGTCTTATTACTTTGGCATCTTCTAAAATGTGATATTGAGGTGCTTTTTCTTCCGCTTCTTCATTACCAATCTCGAAGTAATAACCGCCATCTCCAAGTGGCATAATTCCTAGTGGGTCATTTCCGTCTTTTTTATTAAACATTACATCTCTCATGTGTTTTTTCTTTTCCGAAGATGGTCTCCAATATTTAGTTCCATCATCGTAAGGCAAATTAGAGTTGAGTTCAATTCCTAATCTTAAACCACGAATTATTTGTAAGGCAATATCGTTCATAATATTACCTCAATGTCAAAACTTGTTCGACTACTTTCGGTTTAATTGCGTGTATTAAAGCGTTGTTCATTTGTTGATGAACTTCAATAACATTACCATATATTTTTAGTTCCAAACCATCTTCAAACTTAATTGTATCTTTTTGTGCGAACTTATGATTGCCACGAACAGCAATTACAGCGGTTGCTTTAATAGTTTGAACATTTTGCTCATATCGCATTGAATAAGAACGATTTTCAACATAATAAAAATGGATCGTTTCGTTAATATCATCGCTTGGTCTTATCCAAGTCGCTTTATATGGATATGTTTCTCTATCTATTTTTTCGCTTTTGAAGTGCATATCTTTACCTAGTTCTTTTGGAAACCATTTCGTTTAATTAAACCACAACGACCACTTAAACACGCAATAGTTGGTTGGTCGATAGGGTTTGTCAAACTTGAAAGCATATTCCTAGCAACGATTAATTGGCAACGCATAAAACCATCAATCTTATCTTGACTATCGCCATTAGTGTCATCTTCCAAGTGGTCGCATATTGCTTGTGTGGTATGGTCTAGTTCATCATTAGACATAAACACATAATCTAAAACCGCTTGATATGCTTCATCAATCAAAATAGCAATATCGCTATCTTTATCGTCTTCGTCTAGCGTTAGACCGAACTTACGCAGATAATCTTCATCTAGTTTGTAATCAATTAATTTCCCCATAATTTTATCTCTCTTTCTAATCTATTATCTATTTTAACATAAAAAAAGGGTCGTATTACTACAACCCTATAAACTTATGTAAGTTTTATGATGTTTTTACTAATTATTAAGCGTCAATCATGCGGACAACTCGGTTGCCGTCTAAAATCTTAATGCCATAAAGGACATCAATGGAAATGTTGTTAGTCTTGGTTGATTGAGTGTAGCCATAAACCACACGAACAGCAAGACCATTCGGGGAAATAGCAACAGCACCATCAGCACCACCAACAGGGGCTTCCATCGGGGCAACAGCAAGTGTTAAAGCCGATTTGTGGAAACCAACGCTGAACGGGGCACGAATAACGAAAGCATCGGTTGCAGTAAATGTCGTGTGTAATGCTGGTTCGACAGCAATTGAGGCAATGGCACTATCCGACCCAGTTCCATCGGCTGTAAATGTATAAACATGGTTATCAATGACGAACTTATCGCCCGTCTTAACAGTAGCGGTAGCACCACTCATAGCGGTTAAAGCAACTACGGAAGCACCAGCAGTTCCTGCCGCTTTATAAGCGGTGGCAGTTCCAGCGGTGGCGGCATCGGTATTCGGGCAAAGTGGCGAGGCATAGGTATCAAAACCAAATACACGACCAACTTCGGCTTCACGCAACGCACCGATATTTTGTGATTTGTCGAAACCAACGATAGCATCTAACACGACATATTCGTATTGATGTTCGGGGTGTAAGAACAGATAGCGTTCCGACTTCGGAACTTTTTTGATGTCAAGGGCTTTCGCAAGTTTGCCAATATCGCTAATGACAGCAGTTGCTGTTTTGGTTTCGTATAAAGACGAACCAGCAACCAACGCACCAAGAACATTCTCTTCGATTTGTTCGGCGATTGAGTAAATGGCAGGGCGAATAACTTGGGCTGAAAGGTCATCTAAACTTAAAGACATTTCTTTTGAAGTAATATCAACCGAAACATCGGCGATAGTGTCCAACTTAACCGCAACGGAACTTTCCGTAATGTTTTGGGCGGAAGTAGTTGAAACGAATTGTTTTGAAGCAAAAGTCGCAGGAACTTTCACATTGATCGTATCGCCTTTGGCACGAGGGGTATTGAAATCTCGTTCAACGCCACGATACACGAGGTTTGAAGCCGCAAGTCGTGCTTCAAGAGCAGTTAATGCTTCTTGGGCAATCATTGACGGGGTAATAAAAGCATTTGCCATAATAATTTTTTAATTCCTTTCTGGTAGGTGGTTATTTTCCACCATATATTTTTAATTTTCGTAATTCTCTAAACTTTTGTGGGTTTTCAACCGCAAGTTTCGCCCATTGCTCTTCGGTAAGGTCATCAGACGCTAGATTAGAGCCAGTTGTTTTAGGCGTAGTGCTTGGCGATGTTTTACCACCACTTATAATGCTTTCATGCGTTTTCTTTAATGATTTGATTACTTCATCTAACTTTTCGTCATCGACATCTAATTTCTTGCTGTCGATATATAGTTCGATTGGCAACCCCGCTTCGTTCAATTTGGAACGAACCATCATATCACGATATTTGGCTTTATAAGCATCTCGTTCTGATTGTGTTGCGTTAAACTTTTCTTCGGTTTCTAGTTTTAGTTTCTCTTCGGCACTCAACTTGGCTTTTTCGGCTTCCCTTTGATATTTCTCTCGGATACCTTTTTCGCTTTCATTAAAACGCTTACGATAATCTTCTTCTAGTGCTTTCGACTTTTCGGCTAACGCTTCGTCAATCAACTTTTGAACTTCTGGCGTGATTGTTCCACCACCATTTTGTTCGTTTTCGGCATAGTATTTCGGCATAATGTTTCCTTTCTCGTGGTAATAGTGCCACGCCCACTTTTTGCCATTCCGCATTTTTCATCATGGTAGATTAGACGATTTAATTCCATAAATCATCAACATAATAATACAACAAAATAAATTAGTTGTGTATTAGTAGTTTTATTGTCTTACTTTTAGTATGTAATACTAACTTTTTATAATTTTTTGGCTTGTCCATCGGCAAAGTTCGCAAAATTGTCCTCTTCTTTCATCTCAACGGGGTTTTCATTTTGTCGTTCTTTA